GAACTTCCAATAAGGATCATAATCATCAACCTTAACCTTTGCAATTCTAGACTCATCTGTTTTAAGAGATTGATATAGATTCATTTTCTTTAATGCATCTAGTATAACATGATCACGAACATTCTTTAAATCTTGTTGATGTGTAAATTCAACCATGCTCTTCATTACCTTTCTGATGTTATCACTTGGTGTTTTACCTGGTACCAGAGCAAATTTATTTTCAAACTCATCTTCCTCAAGCAGCAGGCAGTGTATTAACTTACCTTCTACAAGATGCTTATCTGTTTTAATCTCTCTATCTTGGAGAATATAGTCCTTATAAAATAAGGATGGGGAAAACATTAATTTGTTTAGAGAAGAGTAACTAAAGTTAAAACTATCCTTAGCGTAAAATTCTTCTTCTTTTTGTTTATCAATCATCTCATCATTGCGTTAAAGCAGCTTCTGCTGCATACATCATTCATATTATTTACTGGTGCTCCACATTCAGAGCATTCCCACCCACCTTCAGGCATTTCAGGTTCTTCATCTTCTGGTTCAAAATCATCATGTTGAATAGATTTTAAACGAAGTTCTCCTTTCCACTCACATTCTGTACAATTTTTATATGTCTGTCCATGATCAAACCAATATATCTTATTACAACTGTTGCATTTGTATTCATACTTACTCATCTCTTTTTGATTTTAATTTTTCAATATATAATATAGCATCCATTAACTCCTCCTGCAGATGATTTAAAAAGTCATCCGTGTTGTTGTCTTGCAATGTTGTACCATATTTTTTTATTCCTACTTCAGATCTTGATTTAAACTTATCTGTTACTTTCTTTACTATTGGATCCATCTTTAATTGTTTCTATAAATTCTTTAAATGCTTCTCCCATATCAACAACTTGTTGTGCAAAATCATTGTTATCTACTTTAGGATTGTCATTTATTGTTTTGTACACTTTATCACCAAGCTTTTCTACTTCAGTAATAAACTCATTACCGGCTTTTTTAATCTGCCTTTTATATAAAGAAGGATGATCATACTTAACATCCTCCATAAAATCCATAAGTATAGGTAGTATGCCTAATAAACATGCTACCTTTTGATTGTTTGTTGCCATATTAAGATTTTTTAACTTGTTTCATAATTTAAAATATATATCTAATTGTATCACTATTAAAATAACCGGTGTATAAAAACACCCAATGGTCTAACCATCCTTTTTTATATACAAGAGGATAACGCATCACTCCTGATTTACTTTTAACTTCACATGAATCTTTCATCAACTTCTTAGCCTCATCAGAAGCTTTAGCCATTTGGTTAGGATGATTAGTCAATGCAATTACCTCGCACTTATTCTCACCAGCTATAGACTTTACCATTCTAAATAGTTCATCATAAGCTTCTTCCCAACCTTTACTAAATACAACAGGACTATAATTAATATGAACTTCCCATCCTAGATCCTTAAGTCTATTAATTTCATTAATTCTATCAATAGTCTTTTGCATCTTAGGTTCTAGTACATCAGCAAACCTTTGAGGCATGAGACTAACTCTTACTCTAGGTTTTTTGTTGAACTTTTTAACGTCAAGATTCAACAAACTAGGATACTTGGTAGCCATAGTTGTATTCAATCTGGGATGATCGTCATACCTTTTAAGATAATCTATAAGCGGCTCAGGCAAATGTTTTTGCATTAGAACTAAATCAGTATTACATGCAATATCTACCATGGTATACTTAGGATCTTGTTGATCAGGAACTTTACTAAATCCTTTCTCCCACTCTACAACAGAGTTAAAGATTTGATCTACATTCTCATTAACAAACACTCTATGACCATTGTACCGTGACATATAACAATAGGTATCTACACAACCACCAAAACATCCATAGATTAGATTTGGTGCTATGCAATTTGCGCTATTGTTATTGTCTTTAGTAACCAAAGTCTTAGTCTTTTGAACTTTAATCATCTTGTGCTTCTTTATATATTTCCACTACACATTTTATTCTTGTAGGGATTACAACATTATGATTACATCTTACACAACACTTGCCCTTAGCAACTGGTTCTGCATTATGAGAGTAACCTATTATTTCTTTTTTACATATTATACATTCCATATTAAAATATTTAAAAAGGGGTGGGTGTGCTTTCACACACCCAATAACAATCAATTATGGCTACCCCTAAAATGGTAAATCTAACATACCTTCTAATTGAAGTTCAGGCTTTTTAAGCAACTCCTTGTAGTTATCTTTAAGCCTTATATCACTTATTTTAAAATCAAAAGGAGATGCTTCACCAGGAAACTGCCTGTTAATTATATTATCAAATATATCCTTAGCAACCTGCTTAAATATAAACTCATCAAGACAATCATCCTCAGCAATCTTCTTTATAAACCTTGAGTACTTATACGATCTATCGTTACTTCCATACCCATGATACTTTGATGTTGCTTTTCTTAGAGCCTTTACGCTAATATGATTCCAATTAGATCCCATTTTTAAATGGTCAAGATAGAATTCAAATATATATGCAATAGAACCCATAGACTTAGTAAGATTGGATGCTGCCATTATTTCTAATGCAACTGAAGTGTCATCAAGATCATCAGACTTAACCATTCCAATTAGATTTTCAAACTGAACAGCATCAATTACAATAGAATCCTCATTACATATTTCTAATATATCAGAATCAAGTACTAAGTTGTTAGAGCTAAAAATATCCTCAATAAGATCTTTGTCTTTAATTGCAATAAAATCATGATCTTTTAAAGTAGACAAAGAGCGGCAGCTTTTTGCATACTCAATCTTTCTTATAGCCTTATACATGATAGGGAAAGGAGTATTATACATATATGGAACATTTATACTTACCCATTTATCTTCATTAATATCATCAGCTATTTCCAACATCACAGACCAAGCTGAATCTGTAAAATAACCTCTTAATGGATTTAAATACTTCATTAAAGTGGCCTTATCATTAAATCCGTTTATTGAAGAATAAAACATATCTCCTAAACGTCTTATAGTATCAGGGCTTACTACTTTGAAATCTGCAGCAGCTTTACTTCTTGTTACTGATACATTATACTTCTCCTTTAAAAGATCAACCTTATTTCTTGGTAATGATAGATTTGGATACCTATAAAAAGTTTTATCCTTTATAGTAGAACCTTTTACTTTTATAACCTTATTTTTTAAATCACCATAATCTTGATGATAATTTGACGTATTAGGTATAGCAAGTATATCACTTACTTTTTTTGTTATAATATTCCGTGTTGTCACCATACTATTTATTCCTGCATTTATTTCTACAGTTGTCACCTTAAAAAATTTCATTTACTTAGTTTTAAATATTTTCTATATTCTTTTTTTACATTTACTTTAAACACATATAACTCCCTATTGTGTATATTGATTTCCGCTCTGCATATTTTTTCAAGAAATCTAAAAGATTCACTTGTAAGCTCATCCCTTCTTTCAAGATCTAGTATTTTTTGTTCTGCACTCATGCAATAATTTTTATACATTTTACTTGCATCTACATAATACTTAAGATCTTTATTTCTCCCTACATTCATTTGGCTATATATATTCTGTGAAAGCTTCCAAAACAGATGAGGGTTTGTATCATAATCAACCGTAACTATTAACTGATTAGCCATTTCTCTATCATCATTGTTGTACGATAAATACAAATCTTCAATTTGTTTTATTATATCTAAGGTTAGGACCGTCCTGTTGCTAGAACAGTGTAATGCTCCATCAGCACTAATAGTACTAACCTCACCTGACTCTATAAGAAATGCTAAGTTTACAGCCATTCCGGTTATAAACCTTTCATCATAGAGACTTTCCTCGTTAGGTAAATTCCAACTAGTGTAATCACAACTATCTTCCTGATATATATAGCATTCACCATTATCTTTATAAGAAGAAAAGTTGTCTAAACGAGCCATACAAAGAGTTGATTTAACCTTCTCATTGTTGCTTAATGTAGAGTAAAAATCATTATGCGTTATGATTACATCTGCTAATTCATAATCATTTGTAACAGTAATCTTATGTTCTTTTAAAGCACTCTTAAGTCTATCCTGTGTAATAGGACAACCGGGTAGTATAAAAGCCTTTTTAAAACCACTTAGCTTCTTTACTTTAGGCTCCATAAGTATTTCTTTTATTTTATTATATGTTGTAACATCATCTGTTACTAATACAGACCCATTGGGGAGATTGTAAGTCTCCCCTTCTAAGTCAAAATGTTTAATTGCTTCTGGATTATAATCCTGATATACCGATTTACTTGCCATACTATGCCATTGTCATTTTAATTATTTCAGGCTTCATCATTAGTTTATTAAACTTAGCCTTATTACCATTGAATATAGTTCTTACAACTAGATACTTAAGATCATTAGTAAAGTAATCCTTTGTACAAAGGGTCTCCAATCTGTCTGTGATCTTTTGGCTAATTGTGTTGTCCTTTGAATATACTACAGCAAAGTTAGAAAGTCTTGTTGCAAGTATTGATGCAATATCAGCACGATAGCTATCATCTTTACCAATACAACCTTGTAGATCTTTTAGTACTGTATCATCCTTTGTTAGTAGATCTTTTGGAGTAACCAATTTATCTAGCTTATTATTAATAAAAGTTGTAAACATAGATGCAAACTCATCACCCACTGAACCTTCACCAATCATTTGAATCATTGGTAGGTTATCTTCAAAGCTATCAAAGCTTGATATTGCATTAAAGAAAGTAGTAATTGATCTTGCATTTGTTTCTTGACTTACAAGTTCTGGGTGTAATAATAAGAAGTTAATACAACGGCCATCAATACCCGCAGTCTCAGCCCAACGAGCCCATACATCAACATCAAACTTTAGGTTAGCTGTAATGTAACGAGTCTTTTGTGCAGAGTCAATAGAGTTTACCATATAGTCTCCATTGTCAGGGTTTGCAGTTAGAATGATGTGCCAATCCTGTGGTAAAGACCAAGAGATATAAGTCTGACGGTCAACCAACTCCATAACAGCTTGAATGAATCTAACATCAGCACGATTCCAGTCATCAAGTAAAAGGATACCACCTTTCTTTTTGTCTGATATCCACTCAGGTGCACAGTAAGACATTCTATTCTTACCTGTTACTTTCCAACCTTGTCTAAGATATTCCTCAACTGCTAACTCATCAACCCACTGACCAACTTTCTTCTTAACTGCTGGAGCAGCTGCTGTTGCATAGTTTAAGTCTGAAGTTTTCTGCTTAACTTCTTTTTCTTTATATAATTGGAATTGTCTTACAGGGAAGCCAACCAAGTCACCTAGCTCCTCAATCTGAGCAAGATTTAATTTTACAAAATCAAGATCCATATCATTAGCAATATCTTTTACTGTTGAAGTTTTACCAATACCTGACTCACCCAATACCTCAACAGATACAGGTAGTTTGCCAGACTCTTGAAGGAATCTATTGTTACTTACAATGTGGTTCATAAAACCTTTTAAATCATCAATGTTTAAATTTACTTCTGCCATTTTTTTTAGTTTAATTGTATTTTTAATCCAGGGAGATCCTCATTTACTCTAGATACACTGCTATGAACCCAAAGAGTATTCTTTGGACAGTCATCTGGCGAACAAGCTTCCCCATCTGTTAGATATATTAGCGCTGTATAACGCCCATGTTTATTATAATGATCTACTACAGGTTGAAATGATGTACCACCTCTACCTTTAACTTCAAAATCCTTTGAAGGATTAAAGTCTTCTATACTATTTATTCTAGTATCACATTGGACAACAGTAATTTTATGTCCTGTTTTATGCATATGATTTAACTCATTGACAAACTCTTTGAGTTCCTCATTATTTACTGAACCTGATGTATCTATTCCAACACATATATGATTCTTAAACTTAATCTTAAGTCCGGGATTAGCAGCATATCTTTTATTATACTTTCTCCTTAACTTCTTTGTATACACTACTGATGAATTACCAGCAAATCTTCTAAGATAACTACGCCAATCAAACTTAGCAGGCTCAATATGACGAAGTCTTCTAATAAGATCAGCTAGTTCTCCCGGAACATTACCACTCTTCTTTTCAACCGCATCAGCAGTTTCTCTAACTTGATGTTCTATTTGCTTTTCAATAAGCTTCTTTTCAGCATCAGGCAAATCTTCAAAATCATCCCATGTAGTATGCTCATAAGGAGAACCTTTCATATTATCAAGTAAAGAATCAAGACTTGGGCATTGTCCGGTGCCTTTCTTTTTACTTAATTCATTATAGTAGTAATCAGTACCAGCTCTTCCCTTTAAGCTAAGTTCAGGAAAGCTATCCATAGTTATACCACCTTCAGGTAGATACTCTATATTAATATACTGATTGATCTCCAAGTCAGCGGCTATATTAAATAACTCTTTATCCGGGTACTTATCACGACTTAAAAGATGACCAAAGGATATATGCAATAACTCATGCTTTAACAAACCAATCCTATGTTTATCTGGTAAATCACTAAAAAACTCAGGATTAACAGTTAACTGTGCGTTTAATCCTTGTTTACTTACACCTGCTGTAGGTATATCTTTACTGAAGGTTTTATTCAAACCCACTAGAAATAAACCATAAAATGGTTCAGAGAACAGCAATTTCTTACTGACTCTTGATAACAAATCTGCAATCATTATTTATGTATTTGGTTATTAATGTATGTAACTATCTCTTGAAGATCTTCAGATATATTTGATGGGACATCTGAATCATAGAAGCAAACCTTCTCATGGTATCTTCTTGGTGCTATCTTGTATATTAAATACAAAACCTCTTTAGATAGACATAGATTTTCTATATTGGAAAAGGCAACATTAAAGTCTTCTTCTTCTCCACAAAGCATTTGATGTATGGACTTAAATTCATCTAAGGACATTTATCTTTTTAAGATTTCAATTATTACTCCAGGTTTTTCCTTGTCATATTGATAGGGTTTGAAAACAGGAATTATATGTTCCATGTTATCATCCTCAATCCAACCATTCTTAACCATGTCATCCTGTACAGTTTGTGCAGGATTTATATAATCAAATTTATGTTTTGTTCCGCGTATAAATGTGAAGGCTACTTTCACAGGTAGTTTATGCTTCTTTGCCTTTTTTCTAAACTCAGATGCATATTTCTTATAGTAGGATGTAGTGTCCTTTCTATATTTCATAACTGTTTTACTAGCTATGAAGTACTTGCCTGTCCAACGTCTTCCATTTTTACTTGAAGGCACATTGCCTGGTATAAACCATTTCATATTATTTATGTATAGTCTTTTTTAACAGAGGTGAGAGAATAGAATGGACATAGTGAACACCATGATTCTTAACAGAGTCTGATATGTCTTTGTCTTTGTCTAAACATAAGCCGTCTAAACCATATATTGATTTATACTTTTCTATTGCCTTCTCTCCCGCCTCATCATTATCAAAGAGGGTTATTATTTTTTTGTACTTAACTTTTAAGTTTTCAATTATGTGTGGTTTTATTAATGTATTCTCACTGTCTGGAGCTATTACTTCTAGATTATATCCAAATGACTTTAGGCACATTGCATCTTTTAATGATGAGCATACAACTAAATAAGGTTGATCATATTTTAATTGGTCAAGACCTTGGGTGTATGAGTCTACCTTATGGAACTTATGCTTCTTTTTATAGGGTTGGTATATCTTATACACATCGCCACTTTTTGCATAATATCCATATATATACTTGGCTTCTATCTTGATGGACTCATTGCCTTTAGTCATATTATAAAACTCAATGGGTCTTACATTATACTCATTAAGTATACTGCTACCTATATTATACTGTAACCAATAACTTGCATCATCTTGATTCCACTCACGATTAGATATAAATCCTATTTGCCATTTACTTTCAACCTTAAACGAGACCTTTGCAGATCCATTTACTTTTGTATAAGTATTGTAGTCATTTATAATCTTCTCTACAGCAGCTCCGTATGATATATTAAATATATCACATACCAATGTTACCTTATCACCACCTTTTCCTGTAGAAAAATCTTTATACATATAGCACATCTTGGACTTATCTACATAGAGACAAAAGCTTGGAGTTCTTTCTGAAGGATTCCATACGGACTTTATTTTAATATCTTGTCCTGTAAGCTCTTCATTAAGTTTCAGATAGTATCTGAATACCCAGTAACTAGGTATATCTTTCTCACTTGTAACTAGATTTTTTGTATTGAGCATATGGTTAGTTTATAAAAAAGATGAGGCAGGGTAAGCTTTGTACCACCCTGCCTTACATCCTTACATCTTACAGATCAAAGTCTGATCCCGCATTTGATGCAGGCTCAAAACTTTGTGTTGTTGGAGAAGATTTCTTTTGCACCTCTCTTACATGGTCAGCTTTAGAAAACTTATACAGCCTTGAGTCTTCTTTGCCAATTGCCTCCAAAGGAATACCATCCTTTGACATACGTGGTAAGTAAAGATCATTGTTTACATAACCTTCCTTATTCTCCCACTCTCTTGAACCAACGCATGCATTGATGAATGTATCACCAGACAATACTTGATTAACTGAATTCATAAACTCAGCAATTGTATCAGCCTCAATCATATCAAGATCATCACGCTTACCTAAGACTTCAGCTAAGTAAATCATAGACTTCATTACTTCACTCTCAAGTTTAACTTCTCTACCACTTGGTAAAGTAGCATCTTTATATGGGTATGGGCTCATTCTTACACGGCCAACTTGACCCTTATATCTTGGACCATCTTTATCATTAGGATCAATTAAGAATCCATCAAACTCACCCTTAACAGGCTCAGATTCTACATGCAATACAATGTTGTATGCATCCTTATCATAAGGAGTTTGGTCAAATGTGATCTTGTTAATCTTAATCACTTGATTGCCTGGGCTAATCACAGGTCTTGCTTTGCCGCTACCGGCACTCATGTCTTTTGTACTTAACATACTTCTCAATTAATTATTGTTCATACTCGATAATACAGTCTTTGACAAACTGTAGATCATTTTCTATAAAGGTTTCTGTAAACATATCCATAGGAGACTTGGCTGTAGTCTCACCATTAGTTTGTGTTTCAAAACCATACTGCATTGTACCATCCTCTTCTCTTACAACTTTACCAAAGAGAACGATTGAGAAAAGCCCCTCTAAAGTTAATGCATTATCTATCATTTTACCAACAGTTTTTGCCTTAACTTTATTGCGACCATTTATGTCTGTTGTAGTCTCTGAATGAGTAAGAAAGAAACAATACAAATCATCTCTCAAATCCTTGGGCATTTTTGCAACCTGAGCTAGGTTAGAAGCGATTGAGGTGAATTTATCATAGCCTTTCTCATTTGCCTTATCAAAGTATTCAAATGCAGACATATATTGCCAATCATCAATAACTAGATTAGTGATGTGTGGCATCTTATCATTGACATGTTGTATAGCCTTCATAATCCCTACAGCTGATGACGCATTAGTCATATTACCTTTAGGATTATCTTTGCTTATCAATGTATAATTCTTTTTCCAACCTTTAAAAGGTAAAGGTTTGTTTGCTATATTAATCCAAAAAGTTGTCTTTGGATCTAAGTTTCTACCAGACGTTGATTTACCGGAGCCTGAGTCCGCGATTACTAAAACACTTTGTGCCATACTTATTTATTTATTGATTTTGCTATTGATTCTAATGCTGTTGCTATTCTCTGCAGCACTTTAGTTATATCATTTGTATCATCAGGATCAGGAAGAAAGAAAGGATTCTCCTTCTCCGTTTCTTTTGATGATTTTGTATTAAGATCTTTGACTATTGTTAACTCACTTACAGGTATAAGATGTCTTTCAAAACCTGAGTTGCTTGTAACTAACTCATATTCTTCCTTCCAATGAGGATTATTTTTATGAAAATATAAAGTTCTTAGTGGGTCCTCAGAATCATATTCTATACTGACAAACTCTGTATAGATATCACCATTCTTCTGTAACTCACTTGGAAAGAAACTAATATATAGTTCATCCTTTCCACTTGGCCTATAAGCCATCTTAGGTATATACACTGCATTTACATCTCCAATTGTTTGGAAATAATCTTCATGCTGCTCTCTTAACTTTGCAATCTTTGCTTTTCTTTCTGTTGGTGTCATATTAATTTATCTTCTTTCTTGTTGCGGTGGTGTAGGCATTTCTGCAATCTGCATTCTTTCAAACTCAGCTTTAAAGAAACTCATCCTTGCATCACCATTTCTTGCTTTAAGGAAATGTAATACCAATGTTCTATCATCTTGTATTACATATCTATCTGGACCATAAAATCTAATCTTCTGTTTAGCAGGTCTATTAATTCCAAGTAATGTATCTGCATGTTGTAACATTGCATCTGAACCAAATATATCTGACTCAAGAATATAGTTACCATACTTACCATCTATAGCTCTATCCGGGTTATCTATGTTTCTATTAAGCTGAGACAGCGCAATAAACATACAAGGATAATCTCTCTTACATTGTGTAAAGAACTCACCCAACTCAAATAACATATCCAATGAACTGTTTTGATAGGGTGCTCTTTTTACAAGCATTGTATGATCAAGAGTTATGATAGTCTTCTGACCTTTATGGTGATCCATATACATATCAATCTGCTCACGCATTTGATTAACAGTCATTGGTGTTGATATTATATCAACAGGATACTTAACTCTTTCTTTAGCATACTCATAGCAATCATTAATTATATTAGTTGCTATTGTACTACCTGCAGAACATAACTCTTTGTAAGTCTTACCAGTGATAGAACTAAACTCACGCATTGCAGATGTTCTGCCAACCATTTCATACTGAAACTCTAATACTCTATGATTGTCATTAGGATTTAATTCAAAAGATTCTCTTATGATTTGATCCTTAATTAAGGTCTTACCTGAGCCCGGTCTACCACCCATTACAGTTAAAGTATTCCACTCTAATCCATCAGTAGTAGCATCATTAAACTTAGGCCACGGTGTATATATAGACTTCTCCTCACCGGATTGTCTTGCACTCATATACTTTAGTGCTTCTTTGAAGGCAGAAAACTGACCGCCCCATCCAGGTGTTGGTTTACTCATTTAAATTCATTAAATATTGTGTTACTTCATAATAAAACTTCTTTGCTGTTTCTTGTGCTAATCTTCTTGCTGTTACAGATGCGGCATGTATAGACTGTTTTGTATCCATAACTGCTGAACCAATTAACTTAGGGTCATTACCTTTCATTTCTATGATTAGTTTTTCAGCATACTCAATGATTAGATCCTGATCAACTTTGTCCTCATTATACTCTTCATGTATCATACTACTTTCTCTTGGAAGTGATCATCCTCAGTGCTTATACCATCACGAATCATATCACAATAGTCAGCAAGCTTTGAGGTTTTCACTTTATGTTTATCTTGTTTTGATATGAAATACTGACTATTCTGCATATAAAGGTAATTGTTTTTTTGATACTCATTTACATACATTGTAGTAGCAGTTATGACCTCATCCCATGTATAATCATACTCAGCAAAGAACCATCTGAAGTTTTCACCCAGTACCTTAACATTATTTCTAGATGGTACACCTGATGGTAACTTACCTTTTGGAAATATACTTCTATACTTTTCAATGTTATCAGCAGCAGATGCTCCAAGTAATTGTTTATCTGTTAGCTTCTTATGTACCTTGAAGTAATTATCTAATGTTACAATAATTTTTCTCCCTTCTGGAGTTACCTTTTTATATCTTATATATCCTAATTCATAAAGCTTGTCTTTATCTTCTTTATTAGATGTAGACGGTGTTATGCCTTCATGATAACCAAACAATAACATGCATTGATTAGGTGTTATACTATACTTTTGTATTTTTTGGAATAATTCCCACATACTCTGTCATTCTTTTTGAGATCTTTACATATGTATCCATGAATGCATAATCTCCTATTATTAATCTGTTCTTTGCCGTGTTATACTGATGCATTATACTGCAATGTTTTCTGTTTATAAACTGACCTATTCTGTCAAATGTATATCCGGCATTTCTTGCAAAGAATGTAAAGATTGTACAGTATGTTACAAAGTCAGGCTGTCTTGTCTTTAATGTTTTAGATCTCCAATATGGAATAAATTCAGGATGATCATTCTCCATTATTTTCATTACACATTCCTCAATGGTCTCCAAGTTTACAGTCTTGTCTTTAGCGTCTGATATTACATACGCTTTTATACCATACTTATCATGCATATCTTGCTTAAAGGTATGCACGTCAGAATGAAATGCATCCAAAGATGTTTTACTCATAAGTTGTTGATTTATAGTTAATAAAGATACAAAAATTATATACCGTTACCAATTAATTTTGTCATTAAATTCTAGTGAATCATTGATTTTTTTAAAGATGTCCTTAGAGTCCCACTTACCACCTTTATATGCAGCACTTGCAGGATGAGCAACCTTATATATGTTTTGCTTATCTAAGCGTAGCTCCCATTCTTCAGCCTTCTTACCAAGTAATACAACAGGTATATCTTTAAACTCACGGTTTATAGATTGAAGTATATGATGTGTGAATGGCTTCCATAAATCATAATGACTACCTATCTTATTAATCTGTACAGTAAATGCTGTATTAAGCATAAGAATTCCTTGGTTACTCCATCTCTTTAAATCTAATGGATCATATAATAAATCATTAGTTCTAAAGTGTGTGTATTGTCTTTCTAATTCACTGAATATATATCTTAAAGATGGTTGAGGCTTATCATTATTAGAACAACTAAATGCTATACCATCCGCAACATTTATTTGAGGATAAGGATCCTGACCTACAAATATTACTTTTAGTTTATCATATGGGCATTCTTCAAATGCTCTAAATAAATACTTAAGCTTTGGTGTAAATCTACGCCCATCTTCAGCTTCAGTTTTAAGTTTGTATATTAATTTATGAAAGCCTTCTGACTTTATCATTGGTGAAAATACATCACCCCAGCCTGTATCAACTAGTTTAACAAGCATTTTTTCTTGTATATCAGTTATGTTAATATCTATTTTATTCATATCTTTATTAAAATTTTAATTATGTCAGAGAGAGTAAAGTTACAGAATAGCTATGACCCTACTAAAGAGTTAACCGTAAAGTTAAGCGCATCATATATAGCAGGAATTGAATCCGTGTTCATGGACTATGTGACTAAGATGGAAAATCCCGGTAACATTAAACCAATGATAGAGAAGTTTGAAAAGTATATAGAAGATCCAGAAGGTACTCTTAAGAATAATCCATTTACACAACCAGAACTTCACTTCTATACATTGTACTCACTAATTGAATTGTTTAAAGCAGCTGCGTATGCCCAAGGGGCTAACGTAGAAGTTAATGCTACAGTTGCTCAAGATGATATAAGCGCACTACTCAAAGCCTCTCTTGAAGGAGACTCTGATGAAATGCGTAAAATAAATGATAAAATTAATAAAGATATTGAATCACAATTATCTTAATTGTATTCCATTAAAATCTCCTATTTCTATAGCTGCTTGTATTGCTAAGTTTAAATCTGCATGATCACATTCAGCAAATGATTTACAATACTCTACATTATTCTTGGTAAAACAAAGGCCAGCTTTACGTTTTACCTGAAGTTTTATCTCTTCAAATGTATAACCTATATCATTAGCAAGTTCTCTAATCATTGCATGAAGTCTTGCTAACTGAGCATTACTACCTTTCTTGGTAGTAGCACCAATAAATACCTCAAGTCTAGCTCCATCCGGTAAATTGGATAAAAAGTTATCTAGTCTTGTTTTATTAGCCTTAAGAGGGAAGTCAAGCTTCCCATCTTTTACTAAGGCCTTTATAAAGATTTGATCTTTCATTTAAATCTTAATGCTTTATTAACACGTACAAAGTCATAACCACACTCAACACATACTACCTCATTGTTTTCTTCAGATATTAAATTATCTGTAAAACAATTTGGACATAACTCTTCTCTCTCTTGAAGCTCTAGTTGTCTAGCTCTCATTTTAAGATACTCATTGGGCTCACCTTCCCAACCTGCATTCATCATGTCAATGTGTAAGTCGCTCATTCTACCCATTGTTAGGTACATGTTTAGTTTGTGAAATAATACGCGGCTGACCTTTACGGTTTTTACCGTTACCTTCAGTGTGTATTATAACCTGCTTCATTTTTCCATTCTTTGATACTGATACTGTTTTTTCTTTACTCATCTTCTTTGTTTTTTAAAGGTATTGCCACCATAGCACTACCACGATTATTAAAAAATATTACAAACTTATATCCATCCATTTCAAAAGTTTCTAAAAATCTAGGATCACCTGGAGTCTTATAATATTTAACATCAATCATCTCAGCTTTATCCCATTCTTGCTCTGCAAGCTCGGCTCTTGTTAGTTCTTGTCCTGGTTTACCACACCCTACTAATAAGAGTGCTACTAATAATATTTTATTCATCCCTGATAAGATTTGCTTTTGCTATATTTATTTTTTTCTACATTACTTAAAAGTAATTCTTGTTCATCTTTGCTTAAATCATCAAATTCAATATCCATGAAGTTTTTTATTACTTGAATTTTTTTTCTCCAAATATATATACCTAAGTCCATTGATTCAATAACAGCAGTTTGTTTACCTATACTATTTTCTCTTAATAGTTTAATAATTTGCTCTTCAATCATAAGTTTAAATTAAATTATAAAATACTACACCCCATAATAGGATGCTGAAAACCATCATTAAATTAGTTTTTAATATATCTGCTTTTGTAAAATCTTTATAAGTGTTTTTAGGCGCAAGCTTGCACACCATCCATGTCATTAATCTTCCTAAAAAGTAAACACTTGTAGCAAGTGCCCACATAAAAATTGTTGTTAATAATCCTTCATTCATCTTTTTTGTTTTGGTTTAACATTCTTTATAGTGAAAGAAACTATATACTTAGAGTCATAGTAATCATTTTCATAATTCATAAGTATTGTATACTCTCCTGGACTTGATATAATACTATGTAAAGCTGTGTAGTTATCTTTTCCAAAGTATATCTCTCCTTTTCTAGAAACAAATGCTTCTACTTCTTCTACACCATTTGCAGTCTTAACCTTTAACAACTGAAACGTCGCTTCTACAAACCTCTCATGGCTGGTTCTATTATAAGGATATATAATGACTGTATAAGCTTCTCCTACATCATGTTTGAATACAAATCCGCAATCCTCATTTATAGCTACGGAATTACTAAATAAGCCTACTGCTTGAAATACTTCAAATGTATTTCCTGTAGGATCACCAAACTCATCCTTATATTCATATGTTTCCCATTGTGCATAGGATAATGTTGATAATAATAGTGTTAACCCTAATAATAAATTTTTCATACTTTTTCTTTAATGTAATTACTTGTTTTGTTTTGCTATAAGGTATGCTATATACCGGTCTCTATCAAAGTTGTCCCAGAATTTAATCCAGTCTGCTATATTTGTCATATTGATATTGTTAAGAAGAGAAGAGAGGACATAGTGAACAGAAGAGATTATTCTGCGTAAGCATGCTCGTATGCAGATGTTGAAATCTGAACAACGTCAGCAAATCTTTTAGCATTGTAACCCTTCCATGGTAAACCCATTCTAGTTCTACCCTCATTATTAATTTGTGCTATAATGAAAACCTTTTGGTCAAAGTTGTTTATGAACTCTGACTCTACGGTATATTCTTTACCCTTTACAATCTCAGCACCTGGTGGTAACTTCTTGTCATCTATGCATACTACTCTCATTGTATTTCTACTGTTAGTTTATTTTCTGATAAAGCTGTCTGTATTATTTCTAGATCTTCATAAGCACCTGACTTTATTTTACACTTACCTTTACTATTTGCAACCTGAGCACATTGCTCCGCTTGTATTATTGTGTGATCACATATAGTCATTAGATTATGTATAACCCAATCAAACGTGTTATCATTATCATTATATAGAACTAAGCTTCTTGTGTTTAGTTCTCTTATTAATTCATCAATGTCTTGTTGTTCATTTGTTTCACTCATACTTTATGATTTACAATTTTAGATGCATCAAATGTTTTCAATGCATTATCTATCCACTTCTCATCTACTGTATTAGCATAGCAAAGTATATGACATGTTGCAACCTTATGAGGAGATAGTCTTAGTAGTCTACCTATTCTTTGTGCAGTCTTACGTTCATTACCATATGCGTGCATGATGATACCCTGTTCTAAGTTAGGTATAGACACACCCTCACTTAGCTGAAGTACGCAGGATAGGCTATCAATTCTACCATCACTAAATAGTTCAAGGTTATAATCAGATTGACTATTGCCACTGTGATAGCTATGTGAACATATTCTATCCGCTTGAGCTTGTGTGTTTGCAAACACTATAGTCTTTCTTGTAGCATTCTTTAGTAAAGACTTTACATATACCTCTTTAGTATTATACTCCATCAATGCTCTCATCCTCATTATAGCAGCGAACTGTTGTTGTTTTGCAGTAACAGCTGTGTTATATCTTTGATTGCAGTAAGTATAATCCTTTTGCTCTGATGTAAACCAATAACCTCCTTTCTTATTCTTCTTCTTAAGGGAAGGTACTCCTGATAAGTTAAGCTTATGTATAACAATCTTATAGTCATTAAGTATCTTATTATCAGTGGCTTGGTCAACAGTAAAGTTGTATACTATAGGGCAATACTTCTGAACCATATTATATTTCTCTGACCCTTTATTAACAGGTGGTGTACCGGTTAAGCCAAGTACCACATTGCTATACTTACTAAGAAACTCCTCATGTGAGTATAATAAGTTATGACACTCATCCAAGTATACTATATTATAACTACTAGGGTCAAGTTTATTTATGGATCTATAGTTAACAAACTGCATTTGCTGTTTGACAAGATCTAAATCTATTTCATAATTCTCATCAGAGAGCTCTTTAAATTGATCTACCATTTTATCTATCTCAGTATTCCATGAATCTATTATAGAATTCTTTGGAACTACAACTAGATATTTAAACATTGGATGATAGTTCTTTATAAGGTGTTGTAATGCTATTCTAGTCTTACCAACGCCCATAGATATACCTAGACCACAACGTTTGTGTTTCATTGTTATATCTAATGCTTCTTTCTGTATTGTTTCTCTACTCATTTCTTGATATTGTAAATCCTAATTCTTTTGCTTCTTCTGGATGTGTCTCAATATACATATGACACTTTCTGCACACGGGCAGCCATGTACTTGTATCTAATAGATACTTTCCACGGCCTTTCATGTGATGCACATCCGTTGTCTTTAGAGTACAACAATGTAGTTTAGCATGGCAGATCTCCTTATCAGCTAAGAAGTCTCTTCTTATCTTGCTATACTCTAAGTTTAAACGTGCTTGTTTATCTGAAACTTTTTTCATTTTAACTCTAAAAAGTTTTTAGGTAGCAAACCTACTGACATAAACTTTAGTATTACATCCTCATAGTATATGCCCATTTTCTTAAGTGATAACTTATTATCATACTCAGGAAGATAATCCGTAACAGGAACATCAAGAACTGCTTGTAAGAATGCAGTCTTATCAAACCATTTTACAAGGTATGCATTAACTCTCTTGTTTGAAATAGTTTGCTTCCATTCATTGAGTACCTGCTGACCTCTCTTCCATACCTTTATAATACGTCTCTTCTTATCCCAGTGCATCTTATTTACTTCCTCCTTGCTGTACATATTAAGACCATGTAAAACACGCTTAAAAGCAAAATGCTGTGCTGGATTTAATTTTGTGTAGTCTAATCTCTGATATAGATCATGTTCTACTACTGTTTGATACTCATCCAATATACCTAAGTATGTATAACGGCTTTCTCTTTTCTTTAATAATTCAATATTCTTTTGTGTGGTTAAGATTTCTCTTTGGCTTTGTGATAACATATTTGTTGATTTAAAAAGGGTGGCTGTTATACCACCCTTAAATTATAAAATAAAGTTTAAACTATTATAGTTCAAACGTTTCCTCTTCTTCTTCAAACTCATCCTCAAACTCGTCTTCAAACTCATTGTCTGTATCCTCATCTGTTTCATTAGATACTTCTTCTGTTGTATCTTCTTCCTCATCTTCTTCTGTCACTCCTGGAGCAGATGAAAAGTCTGGTTCAAATGAATCCGAGTTAGCAAGTTCTTCAGGTGTTGCTGACTTAGCTGCTCTAATAAGATCACCATTAGCATGTGGAATAAAATTATCCTCATCCTGTCCTGATGGATCCCAATAAGTCTCACGATAAATTGGCTCACCATCTGCAGTACAGCAAATAATACCGCCATCTCCTGCACGCTTTAATCCTCTCTCAGGATCAATTGTAGATAGTGGTTCTGTTGTTTCAAATACAACTATTCTACCAGGAAGTTTAGAATTCTTCTTATACTTCTGTGCTTTGAGGTCATCAATGTTACCTCTTAATAGGGCTGTTCTTGTTTTATTGTTAAGCCAGCCGCGCTTAACTTCACTTGATTCTTGCTTTAATACAATGTATCCTATCTCAGGATTTCTTGATTGTCTGATTATGTTTCCGTTAGAATCAGGGGTAATTGTTACTGTGTTAGACATAGTAAGTTAGTTTTAAAAATTAATAAAAAAAATTGCTGTGTTGACTATACGTCATCTGGATGGAAGTATGTGTCTTCCAATTTGTCTTGATCATCTTCATCAAAGAGATCAGTATATTCCTTTTCTATATCTTCTTTAGCAGCTCTTGCTGAAGCTTTTGAAAACTGATTGTAAAAAGGATCTGTGTATTCTTTTGTATAAGGTGTACTAATTCCATTTAGTTCAAGCACATCATAGTCTTCTAGTTCAAGGTAGGCTTCTACCGAACACTCTATGATTCTTCCGCATGGTAACTGTACAATCATCTGATTAGATTCTAATCAAATTTATATAATAATCAGTTACAATGGTATAAAACTATTATGTTTGTTACACTTTTTTATGTGATTTACTGCAGTACTATAGCTAACTCTCTACTTTATCATCTCTTATTTGTAATTGTTTTAGTATAGTTTTCTTTTATATACTGCATTGCAGCGTGGTCACTTGTAGTCACACTCTCCGGGACTTCATCTGTTGTGAACTTATACTTGTTGTTCATGTCATCCCAAAAGTCAGAAGACTTTTTTCTTAGAAAGTAATTGACTCCTACATGTGTTATGTATTCTTTATCTAATAATTCAGGACTAATGCGCGCCATAGTATGGTATTGATTTAAGAGTTGTTGTTTTTATTTCTAAGTTATCTATTAAAATAGGTTCATCTGCGAACACCACCTCTCTACTCTCAACATTCTTATCTGGATTTGTAATAGTAAGCATGTCTATATACATGACCCTATGATATGGGCGGTTAATTTTACCGTTCTCATTGGCATTCTTTTTAGATATACGTCCAAACAAGTAACCATTTTTCTCTAAGCCATACTCTTTTAACTGACTTACTTTAGCCCTGACAGATCTATCTGGATATACTTCATGAGGAAACTTTATAATGTCGCCTATACTTCTAGGTTTAATTGCAACATCTGATAGTGCTAGATCTAATATGTACTTAGTCTCATCCTGTAATCCATATGACATTAGCACTGATACTATAGCTTCTGCATTTATGTTAGGTCTTATTAGTTTATCTTTGAGTAGTATAGAACCACAACTTTTTGATAATAGTATTGTATCCATTGTATATGTTTTAATAATTAGTTTGCAATAGGGGTGCTTGGCACACCCCATACTGCGGGTTATCACTCATCAACCAATACTCTTTAGTTTAAATGTATCATTACAACTTAATACATCAGCAAGACCAGAAGGCTTAATTAAACACTGAAGCTCATATCTATGATGATCCAATAGTTTTTCTTTAGAAATGGATGCTTCATGTATAAATTCTTCTTGGTTTTCCTTTATGAGTTCACTTATTATTTTATGATTTATTCTAGCTTGTTTAATAACATTAATGTTTGTTCTGTTGCTTGAATAGAATTCATAGCAGTCTAAATAATCTGTTGTAGAAGAAACATAACTCCAACCAAAATCACTGATGTAAAATTGTATTGTAATGTTACGATCATGTTCATCCTTATAGCTATACTTAAATGAGTATGACATTGATTGATTACTCGTAATATTATTTACTGCAATAATATCACACATCATCTTGTCAATCCATCCTATGCTATACCTATTTGTTTGAACTGATATGCTATTTAAATCTTTACTCAGGTCACGGTGACATGCTATAGTATTGTTCCAATAGTGATTAAGGGATGATAACTTCTTACCCTTTATCTCATCACAATTAGTTACGACTATACTAGAAGCATGTCCCCTGAATAACCTGTCTTTATCTATGCTACTTACTAACATTTATATCTTGATACTCAGCTTGTCCGTATGCATCACAGCTTACGTGTCCTGTACCACAGCTTACAAATGTTGCAGCAATAGTTATTAATCCCATTATTGCTAATGCAACAATAGCTTCTCTTCCTTGAATTGTTTTTTCTAAAGTGCTCATGTTTAATTAATTAAAAGATTTAACGTATGCAAGAAAGCTAATGCTTTCCATATTTCTAATATATACTAGCTCTGCATCTAAAGCTAGCTCCAGCAAGTTGGGCGACTGATTTAACGCATCCTTTATCTCATCTTCTGTTAGATAGTATACGTTATCAGGCATTGTAAATGTTTCACCATAATGGTTTATGATTGTGTCTCCTGACTTAATATAAACCTCTTTGTTAAATCTAACAAAGCTTTCTGTTTCTAATAATTGTATGTTCATGTTATTTGGTTTGGTAATAGTTAGACTGTATTCTTTTTAATTCCTTTATCTGATTTTTAGTTGTGCGAAGTAATTCCATTATTACATGTAAGCAATAATAAAATACTACAGTTGATATCAATGATATCCATGATACCAATAGTATATCAGGTCTACTGTTAAATGCTCCGTATACTAATAGGATAATAGATAGTATTAGCATTGCCATCAATGCAACTATCGTTACATAGAATGGTCTCTTTAATCTCTTCATCTCTCTCATGGCTTAATATTTATTATAGGTAAAAACATTAAGCTCCAAAAGCTTCCGAGTATTAACCCTGTGTCAGAAACAACAGAGTTACTGCATAATAATGCTGTGAAGACAGTGAACATAGCCACTACCCACACATAAAGTAAAAGGTTTTTCATTTGATTTTTTTTAATGAGTGAATTAAATAATGTTTGTTAGGCACAAACATCAAAGCCTTTTAGTACTCATATGAGTCATCAATTGCATCATCGATTTCATTATCAAGAAACTTAGCTAAAATACTATCTCTAGTTTTTATGGTAGCCTTACCTGTTTTGATCAATGATTCATAGTAAGATATAATCTCACCGACACTATACCCTGGAACAATTTTTCCATCTAGAAGGTTAGTGAATTTCTTTCTAGTCTTTTCTAATGCTTGTTCTTTAGTCAAAATAAAGTTTTTAAAAGTGAATAATTAAAAGAGCAGGACTGTTACATCCTGCTCAGTAGTCTTATGATAATACCTCAAATAAATTCTTAGCATTATCAACAGTAGTTCCGTTATCATTACGGTCTAACATTGTGAATGTTCTCATGTGATCTATTTCACCTCTCATCAAGCTAGAGTTATACCTAGATGGTATACGTTTCTTACTTGTCTCTCTACCTGAGAAGTAAAACTCATCCCCATCTATATATCCCAATGTTATCTCACCATTCAATCTCATCTCAGACATAAAGAGAATCTCTCCTTTTTCTTTGGTGTTGATGATTTTATGAGTATGAGAAACGGGATCCTGTGTATCTACGTCACCATTCTTTGCAATAAAGAATGTAAACTTAGCATTAGGTTTACATGAATAAGGTGTAACAATAATTCTACCCTTACCTATATGCTTATCAAGTGATATCATTTCAGTAGCTTCAGGATCAGCAGACGTCATATCACCAGTATGAGTTATACCCTGTGCAACTTGATCAGTATTCCAAGACACTTGGAATCCATCACCGTTTATTGATAAGTCTAGATCTTGACCACATTCTTCATCCGTCCAATGTATACCTATCTGTATGTTATTATACTTTCCAAAGTCAATACTTGTACCATAAGGTACGCTACCAACACAGTCCTTTAAACTAGTTGGTATAGTAAGATTCAGATTAGTTTTAACACCATTAGGTAGCTTAAAGTAATCCAGTCTATAATGAAGTTCATTCGTAAGAATATTTCTTACCTGATTATACAAATGATTCAGATCTATATTATTATACTCTCTTATCTGCTCATCATTTGCCTTAATAAACTGCTTACCATTTCTAATATTGTATACATCTATAGTAAAGTTTGTTGTTGCATTTATACGCTTTTTTGCAGCGCGTATGTACTTCTCCAATTGAAATACAGTTGCACCTCTACCAATTCTATCAACAATATTAAAATATGCAGTATCACCACTCTCCTTATGAGTATCAGCTATAAACTTACGTGTAAGGAATATAGTTTCAATAGGAGCAACAAATGGTGCGTGATATCTCTTAGATAGTTTAGATAAACGGTTTACATAACTAATCATTCTACCATCAGACTTCTTCATAGCAAGAAACAATGGCTTGTATCTATTAAATACTTTAGCCATGTATATCATGTCAAGTTTGTTTAACAAGCCTTTAACCTTTGAGAAGTGAGAATTAACATTAAGTTTATATAAAGCAATAGTATCTTGGTTCTTTATAATAGTTGAGTTACCAGTAACTATATAGTTAATCATACGCATTGCTTCATCATTAGTTCTAGGCGTTTCATTATTGTGTAATGCAATTCTTATAGCCATCTCCCTGTTTGCACACATACTTGTATGTAAAGGGAAATCTAACTCATCAACTAATTCCATAGCATCATTCATATCATCAGCAGATAGTGCAATGTTACCATAGATAAGTTTCTCTAGCTTATCTCTAAGTTCTTCCTTAGTAATAGCATCAATGAATCTCTCACCACTGTATGTAATATTACACAAGCCTTGTGATGGCAAATACATTTCTTCTGTATGATTTGTACCATATGTACTAGCATAATGTGCTAGCTGTTCTATGTATAGTACACAATTAGGTGTATTACGAACAGCTTCAAAGTCTTTATGAAATGTAACAAACTTAGAAGGTATTGTCATTAAGTACGCTGCTATTCTTCTTGTGTCTGCTTTAGGAGATAACACTAATTGATAATCTACAAATGCTTTTTTATATAGCCTTCTGTCTACACAATTAGCTGTTGAATCTCCTTGTAATACTTTGTTAAATAATTTAATCTCTTTCACGATTGTTAAGTGTTGTGGTTTAGGGAGAGCTTATGCCCTCCCCTCACCGGTTAATGAAGGTTACAACAGATGAACCTTGACATGGCGGTCAGTAATATATGCCTTTGCTTGTCATCAAAAATCTGTTGCTCCTCCTACTTGTTTGAATAATTAATAGGAACTGACTATTGGTTTAAATGAGATGAGGTGTAATTTCTTTTTGGTTGTTAATAGGAACACCCTTTATCTCTTTTGTTTTAAGACGGGAAGTAGTTGTCTTGTCTAATTAATAGGAACTTCCTTTGTCTTTGTTGGTAGGGTTTAGGTGATCAATCCCGCGTTATAACTACCATACGCTTATTTTTCTATATCTGACCATTCTTTACCTGCACAAGATATAACCTGTTTACCAGGAAACATCCTATGAGCACAGTCAATAGCAATATTATCTTTGTATACACCATAGTCACCTGACTGAGCGTAAAGATATACTATATCTCCAATGACTTTGATCCAGCCACCATTTAAGGTAGACCAACCTCTACCATCATTACTATATCTAAAGGTGTTATACAATTCATCAAGAGCTGAATGAAAGTTATTTAGTATCTCATATGGATCAAAGCACATTCTCCATTCATCAGTGTCATCATAATCTTTTTTATTATTTTGAATGATAAACTTGATACCGTGCTCACATTGCCAAGAAGATAAATCAATCTGTGTGTTATACACTCTTTTAGCAATACCCATTATCCTTTTATTAAAAAGATCGTTTTGCTTATTATACTTCTCTTGTGCCTCATCATACACTTCCTTCCAATTAGTAAGACCGAGCTTACCTTTGGAATCAAATAACTGCATAGACCTTTCAAATCTCTGTAGATATATATCTTCGTATCTGTCTGTACCTAATGCAATAATCTCTTTAGTTACCTGAGCTTTTGCATCTTGAAATGCATCTTCAGCAGCTTGCAATGGTTTAACGATACCAATAAAGGCTTCACGATCTTCTTTAGATGGTGTGTTATCACCACCTGCAAAACATTTGAAGTCATCATGAGGTACCATGAACGATGAGTGTTTAGTACTTAATGTTATAGACTCTCTACCATAATCTTCTACGGTGTATAGTCCATTCTTTGAATGTAAATGTATTTTCATTTTATTTTTGAATTAGCGGTTTTGTATATAAAGAATCCATATAAGAGAAACAATAGTAATAATAGTTATCTCTACACGTAACTTAGTGTAGTCATCTAGACTACGATACTGTTTGATTAATGCGATTATCTTTTTCATATGTTCCTTATGTATTTACTAGTTGATAAATCAAACATAAGACGGTTACCACCTTTCCAGATAGTTACATCCTCATCATCAGCAAATTCCTCCATACCATAGATAAGAATACCGTAGTCAATTAACTGATAACGGATACCCCATTCTCCAAGAGCAGAGATAACAGAATTAGTAATATCCCCATAAGGAGTCTTAATATCATTTTTTATACCTCTTGTGTCAATGTGTACTATATTTTGTTTGGTCATAGCTATATATATTGAATTGATTGTTAAAGTTTTGAGTGTTTTAATTGGTAATGATTATGTATGATGTGGTCTCACTTATTAAACCACACGCATAAATAAATAAATTTTTTGTTTTTTAGTAGTAATACAGAGCAAAACTATTAATTCTGCTCTGTATAGTAGCAATAGAGAGACATAGTGAA